AAAGAGCCAAACCAACTGATTTAATTATTGCAGACAATTCTGAAAAACGTTTAATCCACGACATCAGGCACAAAGGATTTAACATACATCCATGTGTCAAGGGTGCGGGATCAATCAAAAAAGGAATCACAGATATTCATTCATATCAAATCATTGTGTGTGGTGAGTCAAATAACCTTGTCAAAGAGTTAAATAATTATGTCTGGAACGACAGAAAATCAGGTGTCCCATGTGATTCATTTAACCATTTATGTGATAGTTTTAGATATGGATTTGACAGATTAAATCGTAAAAAAATCTTCGTTGGTTAAGGTGCATCTAAGCACCATGTAAGCACCTTAAATGGTCTATTAGTGTTTAATAACTTTATTGCAAAGCACCATTGATTGATGTAAAAATTTCGTTTATTTTGTGAAATCAAATTCACATTCAATGAAAAATCGTTTTTAGTTAATCAATCAAAATGGCTCAAAGCAAAGGTATTTTGAAAAGGTTGTTTACTGGATCAAAGGCAAAGGCATATTCATGGTCTAGTGCCTCATTATTTAATTTGAAAAATGATGGCATCAACCACAATCAAGCAAACGTTTCAGAACTTATAAACGAGGGATTTGCAAAAGTAACTGACCTATATGCTATCATTAGGAAAATTGCACAGTCAGGTGCATCAATGCAATTACAAGTCTTTAAAATTACTGATGATGAGTATGAATTGCAGACATCAGGAGAGTTGTTTGACCTCATCATGCAACCAAATAAGAATCAAAATCAATACGAATTTAAAGAGAATGCACTCACTAATTTATTAACAAGTGGCAATGTGTTTTTGACTGGTCAAGACTCAGTTGGCTTTGGTGACATATACACATCACTTGCTTTGTTGCCTCCACAATATATTGACATCCAACTATCTCAAACAATGGACGGAATTGACATTGCTCAATACGTTTATCAAAATGATACTATTTATAAACCATTGAATGTTGATGACATTAAGCATATAAAATATTTTAATCCAACTGACTATGGTGTGCAGACTGGATGGGGTTTGAGTCCAATTCATGCGGGATATTTGTCCATGAAGTCTGCCAGAGATTTGAATATTGCTGAGAGTTCTATCCTTGCAAACAAGGGTGCATCAGGATTGTTGACAAATAAAGGTGACTATCCATTGGACTCTGAGGAGGCAAAAGAAATACAAAATGCAATAGACAAAAAGATTTCAGGTGCTAATAAGTTTGGTAAAATCATCACAACAAATGCATCTGTTGAGTACATACAAATGGGAATGAGTCCAGTTGACTTACAATTGATTGAGTCTGGTGTTGTCAAGTTAAGACAGTTGTGCAACCTATATGGTGTTGATAGTTCATTGTTTAACGATCCCGCAAACAAGACATATAACAATCGTAAAGAGGCAGAAAAATCATTGTATACTCAGTCAGTAATTCCATCACTACAAAAAATTGTTTGGGGTTTAAATGAGTTTGTTGTTCCATCATATAATAAAAAAGACAATGCCAATTATAAAATAAGCATTGACAAATCTCACGTTCCAAACTTATATGAAGATGAAAAACTCAAGGCAGAAACGGATTTTAAAAATGCTGAAGGTTATGTCAAAATATTAGAGTCAACATTGACTCAAGAGCAAAAAATTAAATCATTAATGAGGTCATATCATCTCACTGAGGAAGAGGCTGAAAATATTGTAGGAGATGCCAACACCATTGGAGAATGAAAATAGAGATGAGTTTTTGGATCGGTGCATGATTGATCCAGAGTCAATGACTGACTTTACTGACAGTAACCAGAGGTATGCATTTTGCAACTCACAATGGGATAATAAAGAGAAAAAAAACACTATGAAAAAAGGATATACAAACAAAGCTACATCACTTGAAATCAAGGATGTTGACATAGACTCAAGGATTGTCAAAGGATATTTCTCATCATTCAACAACGTTGATTCTGATGGTGATATGATTATGAAAGGTGCATTCACAAAGTCAATCCAAGAGCATGGAGTTGACTCACCATCCAACAGAAAAATCAGTCACTTAGCATTCCATGATGTGACTAGACCAGTGGGAGTTTTGAAAGTATTAAAAGAGGATAACAATGGACTATATTTTGAGTCTGAAATTGGCACTCATGATGATGGTGAGAATGCTTTAAAGATGTACAAAGATGGTATTATTAGAGAGCATTCAATTGGCTTTAATTACATCCAAGACAAAACAAATTTTATTGAGGTTGAAAAGGAAAAGACTGACAATGAGTTGGTCAAATCAATTGGTGGCTTTTGGGCCATCAGTGAGGTCAAACTTTGGGAGGGTAGCTTTGTAACCTTTGGTGCAAATGCAGAAACTCCAAACTTGTCATCAATCAAGTCCCAAGATGATGTGACTAAGTGTCTGGATCAATTGAAACAAAGGATGGACACATTCATTAAAGCACTTAAAGATGGGAACTATAATGAAAAATATAATCAACTCTTTGAGGTTGAACTAATGCAAATAACCAAACAATTTGAGTCACTTGTTAACTATGAGCCATTCCAAAAGGAATCTCAAAACGATGAGTCAGACTCCACAAAGGACAATCAAAAATTGGTTGAACTTTTAAAAACAATTAAAATATAAATTAACAATTACTAAAATGGAAGAAATTAAAAAAACCATTGAAGAAATAAACTCTAGGATTGAAGAAAAAAACAACTCAATCAAAGAGTCTATTGAATTAAAAGCATCCACAGAAACTGTTGAGGTGTTAAATACAAAATTAACAGAATTAGAATCTATTGCAAAAACTCAAGGTGAGGAACTTGCAAATTTTAAAACTGCCAGTGATAACAAAAAACCATTAACCTTTTCAGATGCAATTAAAAATGCATGGGCGAATGCTAATGACAAAATTAGCTCTGTTAAGAGTGGAAATGCTTCAGGAACTGGAGAGATTGTCATTAAAGAAGTAACAAGTGCAGATGTAATCAATTCAACTGCATCTTATTACATTTCAGGTATTGGAAAACAACCAGTGAGAAAAAATTTCTTAGATGATTTATTTGCTCATGGTAGTGTTGGAACTGAATCAGGGGGTACTATTACTTACTGGGATCAAAATACTTTGACTAGAAGTGCAGACAATGTTGCTGAATGTGGTTTAATTCCTGAGTCTGACATTGATTGGAAGGAATATTCTGTGACTTTCACAAAGGTTGCTGACTCAATTCCAATTTGTGCTGAGGCAATGGAGGATTATGCATTCATTGAAAGTGAAGTGAAAAACTTTTTATTAGAAAATGTATTACTTCAAAATGATGTTAACATCTTAGCGGGTGTGACAACTGCATCTCAAACTTGGGTTGCGGGTGTATTTGCAACTGCAATTCCTACACCAACAATCTTTGATGTAATTAAAGTTGGTAAAACTCAGGTAGAAAATTCAGGACAAAACAATGCTTATCAACCAAATGTTGTTTTAATGAATCCTACTGATTACACTGCAATGATGTTGGAAAAGGATGCTCAGGGTCAGTATCTATTTCCAATGTATATGAGCCAAAGAGAATTGATGGTTGATGGTATGCAAATCATCACCTCATCTTTAATAACTCAAAATGAATTGTATGTTTTAGATTCAAGTAAAGGGACTGTATATGATTACAGAAATTTATCTCTTGACATGGCATCTGAACATGCTGACGATTTTTTGCATGATAGAATCAGATTGAGAGCGACATTGAGAAAAGCATTTGTGATCCGTAATGTGAACGCAAATGCATTTTTAAGATGTACTAGTATTTCTGTGGCTATTACTGCATTAACTCAACCATAAGAACACAACTAAAATCAAAGTCCCATTCATTTGGGTGGGACTTTTTAATTGACTTAAAATGAATCTAGTATTAACAAGTGATTTCAAAGGTAGATGGAATGTCTCCATGAACAAATTTGGTGAGGATGATTTCCAAGACTATATTGATTCATGGACAACAGACATCATGACTGACTTGTTAGGTTGTGAAATGTTGCCAAGTTTTGAGGCGGACTTATTGCCAGATGTTGATGGTAGAGACATCCCTCAAACATTAATTTATTTAAACTTTTACAATGCAATATGTGACAGTGATTTGGTCTCATGTTGTTGTGGCTCTTATGCAATCCATTCTTATGGGATGGTTGATATGCTTAAATCAATGATTAGATTTTATTGGTTAAGAGACCAGAAATATAAACAGACAGTATCAGGAACATCAGTGATGGATTCAGAGAACTCTGTTGTAATTAAATCAACACATTATGGATTGACAAGACAATTCAATCGAGGCATTGAATCATATCAATCAATACAATGCTATATAAATAATAATTTAACAACGTATCCAGATTATAATGGATGTAATAAAAATAAAATGTCATGGGTGTAAATGCTATAACTTTCACTTTCGGATCACTAACAGATGCCACATCAGATGCCACATCAGATGCAATGAGTGTTGAATATGACCATGTGTGGTCATTGGAATGCACTGAGACTGGTGTCTCTGGAGGTAGTCCAACATATACAATTCAGGTTTGTAATGATGGAACATCATGGAAATCTTATTCAACAGATGTTGAAAACATAACTCTAGACACTGGAGTCGATGGAAACTATTTTGGATGGACAGAAGTCAGAATCAATTATGTTGCGGGAGGCACAACTTCAGGAACTGTTGAATTTAATATCACATTTAAAGAGCCAACATAAATGAGTATTGTAAAAAGAGACAATATAAATACTGGGTTTATTAATTCTCAGGTGCAACCATGTCCTAGAAATTTAATGGGTGGGGGTGTCATTCCATTCGTTAACACCAAATCGTTAGCATTTGATGGAATGGACGACACAATAGATTGTGGCAATATATCTGCATTAAGCAATACAGATTCTTTTACAGTATCAGGATGGGTTAATTTTGATTTAATTGATGATTTTAATTCACTATTTAGTATGTATTTTAGTGCAAGTCAAAGATTTGAATTATATAGTACAACATCAGGTAGTGGTTATTTATATTGTTTAGTAGATGGTGGCCAATGTATTAATGGATCAATTAGTACTTATATAACTAATGGCGTGTGGCATCATATTGCAATAGTCTATGATGGGACACAATCAGGTGCTATTGGTGGGACAGTACCAGTGCCAAGATTAAAATTATATATTGATGGTGCGGACATAGGGTGGACACATCAACCCATTACAGTACCATCAAGTATTAATATAAATACTTCAAACCTTAATATAGGTCATTCGCCTTGGTCAAGTTATACAATGAGTGGAGGTATTGATGAGGTTGCAATTTGGGATACTGCCTTAACTGATATTGCTTCAATTTGGAATTTAGGTACTCCAACTGATTTAAGTACATTAAGCACACCTCCAGTTGCATGGTATCGCATGGGGGACAGTTCAACCTATCAAACACCTCAAATTTTAATGCCTGAGAATCTTAATAAGGACAAAGTTTCAAATTACTCGATGGCATTTGATGGTGTGGACGACTCCATTGAGCTTGGGACAATATCCCATCTACAAAATACTACGGAGTATTCTATTTCTTCGTGGTTTAAAACTCCTTTAACAGTTTTAAACCAAGCAATTTATGCTTGGTTTGACGGGGCTGATGGATACTTGCAATTACTGTTAGTTTCCGATGGTTCTTTTATTGTTTACAATTATAGAACAAGCACCGCGTATGGTTTAACTGCAACGGGTATTGTATCTGCTGATACTTGGTATAATGCACTTGTAGTTTTTGACGGAAGCGGAGCAACCAATTCAGATAGATTAAAATTATACATTAATGGTGTTTTAATTACTTTAACTTTTACTGGCACTATTCCTACTCAAACTGGAACAATGCTCATTCAAGGTATGCAAATAGGTTCTCAACAAGGAGCTTTATTATTTGAGGGTAACATTGACGAGGTATCTATTTTTGATTCTGCTATTTCTATTGGAGATGTTTGGGATGGAAGCGGTCAACCTATTGATGTTTCCGCAGTTAGTGGATTAGCTAACTACTATAAACTTGGCGAACAGGCAAGATACAACGGAACGGATTGGTTAATACCTAATTCAATATCAAGTAATTACTCTAATTTCAGTTTTAATTTTGATGGGGTGGACGACTATGTGGACTGTGGAGTTGTCCCTACGCTTCAAAGTACAGCAAATTATAGCATATCAGCATGGATTAGAGTCCCAAATCTATCAGCCAACAATATATTTATAGGTACTTATGTTAGTGGTACTAATACTATTTATATGTATGTAACTACTGCGGGAGAATTAGTGTTTTTTATGAACGGAAAACAACGTTTAAGCGGAACAAGTAATACAATATCTATTAACACGTGGTATAATGTTATTTTTGTTTTTGATGGTAGCATTCCAAATATGTCAATTTATTTAAATGGCAGTATAGTGAACGGAGGAGTGTCGCCTTCCCTACCTACTTCAAGTGGAACGAATACAAATCCTTTTTATTTAGGTGGGCTTGGCGGTCTAACAAATAGGGGTAATCTTGATTTAGACGAAGTAGGTTTCTTTGACTATTCAATAGATTCAATTCAAGCAACTTCTATTTACAATTTAGGACAACCTAATGATTTAAGTACACTTGCAACGCCTCCAACTAATTGGTGGAGATTAGGAGAAGATGCTTCGTTTAGCACTAATTGGAATGTACCTGACCAAATAGGTAGTAACGATGGGACTTCGGCAAACATGACACTTGCAGATTTAGTTGGAGATGCACCAGGAATTACAGGTAGCGGAACTTCGGATAACATGACCATTGAAGATAGAGAAGGTAATGCACCGAACTCTGATAAGAATTCTTTATCGTATAACATGGATGCAGCAGATGTTGTTTTAGACGTTCCATAAATAAATAATAAAAAATATAAAAAATGCACAATAATAGAACATACGCAGTAATTAATTTAACAGATGTTGGATTAATAGATTTTAATCAAGTTGGAGAAACAAGTAATTCAACAATTAGAAAATCTTTAGATAATACTCAATTCGTTATTAAATGGGAAGATGGATATACTCCTAATTTCATAAATAATGGAACGGTAGTACCAATACAAACTTATGACCATCATGCAATACTTACTTTGATGGCAACTCCTGAATGGAGCGAACCTATACCAGCTTAATGAATGTTTTTAGAAACAATACATAGTGTCAATGATGTACACTTTACTGGAAAAGATGTAGCGTATATAGTTGGGTTTTTAATTACTGTTTTAACTGCATGGTTTAAACTGAAAAATGACAATGAAAAGCAAAATGAAAAGATTAAAAATTTAATGTATAAATCTGAAACATATAAGGCAGAATGTAAAGAGGAGTTTGTTAATGCTAAAAACGGAAGGCAACAAATCCGTAAAGATTTTGATGCTAATATTATAAGCAACAATGTTGTATTTACTTCCAGACTTGATAAAATAGATAATGAAATTAAAGAACTAAATCAGGCAGTTAATAAAATGAATATTAACATAACATCAATGAAAACTAAATTAGATATAATAATAAACAAATGATTATGAAAAAAATATCTGGATTCTTAATTTATACAATTGCAACAATTTTGATTGTGGCATTTTCTCCACTAGGGTTTGTTTATACTGCCTTAAAAAATATATTTACATTAAAGTTCTTAACATGGTTAAAACAAATTCAAAACTATTTTTTAGTTTTAGTCATTGCACTTGACCAATATGCAAATGTTATGATGAGTGATTTGTTTAATGACATAATGGTAAAAGGAAAAGGATATTCATTTGGTGATCCAGATGATACAATTGGATATGTGGTAAGAAAAAATAATAAAAAAGATTCACTCACATTGTTTGGTAAAATTTTGCAAGTAATTATTGACCATCAGAGATAAAAATAAATGTTTACGATTGTCAGTTTTATAAAAGATATAGTAGACGGTTTGACATTCACAGAGAATGTCAGTAACATTACTATTTCTGTAAGTGAAACTCAATTTGATACGTGCAAGACTCATCATGTCACTAAGGGCAATTTCATCACCATCAATTCAATTGAATATAAGGTTGTTGATTTTGAACTCAACACATGGATTTCAGTCAAAGGAGTTGTCCCTTTGCCATTCACACAATATACAGTTAATGCACCAAACTTTTTTAATGGTACACCAATGCAAGTTCAAAACGTATTGGCAAACATTAGAGAGTGGAGAGAGAAACTTCCAATGGTTTATTTATTGGAGGTCATAAGAGAACAAAGATTCAACTCCAGAACGGACAAACTAGAGAGAGTGTCAGACCTTAGATTGTTCTTTTTAATGGCATCTAATTTTCAAGACTGGGACATATCACAACATTATGATTTGGCAATTGAGCCAATGGATAATTTTGTAAATGACTTTATATTGGCACTCCACAACAACTCCAGAGTAGGTGAGTTCAATGAATTTGAGACAATAAACAGAGCCAATTTTGGAGTGTATATTTCCAAACCAGACAAGAGGTCTGGCAAATATGAGGACAACATCACCAAGTTAATTGATGAGAATGTGAGTGGTGTGGAGTTACGGATCAACCTACCAATTACTAAGAATCCATGTTTTTCATTTCCAGATAACTGCTAAAATCAACCTATAAGTTTATTTTTTTCAATTTTCTTTTGGTCAATTCTTATCTGTTGGCTAAAAAAACTTTCATTTTTTTTCACTTTTTTTCTCTGAAAGTGTTGGATATATCCAATAAAGCATTACCTTTGATGTAATCAAACAAACAAAAAAACAGAAAAAATGACAACAATTGAAACACTTAAAGAATACGCAGATAGAAAAAATTTAAGATTTGACACTTTTACTCACATCTGTCACAATAAATATTATCGTAACCCGAAAACAGACAAAGTGAAATATCTTACTGACAAGGATTCTCACAAAAATTTCTCAAAAACATATTTTGGCATTGAGACATCATGTGGAGTTTGGTTTTGGTTTGATAGAAGAAATAGGACATCAAGTGAGGTGTTAGTGTTTTCTCATAGATTTTCTGCTTGTACTGGAAAATCAATCAAAGGTTTCATGACTGGATTTAATTTTGAACGTAAAATAGAAAAATTTTTAAATAAATAATAAACAAACAATGGGAGGCATTGACCTCCCTTTTAAAGTCCCTTACATTTGATGTGAGGGATTTTTTTTGTTTGTATATATGCAAACCTCATTCAACAACAACAATGCTTTAAATGGCTTTAAAATGATTGTATTGTTTATTTAAAGTAAATTATTATATTTGGTATATCAAACACAAACAACATGATTAAAATTGGCACTGATTTTTCTGGCATAGGCAGTCCAGAAATGGCACTCAAGTATTTAGGGATTGAACATAGGAACATTTTTGCTTGTGACATTGACAAGTATGCAAGGCAGTCTTATAATGCCTTACACGATCCAGAAACAATGTTTGAGGACATTACAAAAAGAAACCATCAAGACATTGAAAATCTTGACTTATATGTTGCGGGATTTCCATGTCAATCATTCTCAATGTCTGGCAATCGTAAAGGATTTGATGAGACAAGAGGGACATTGTTTTTTGATACTGCACAATTTATCAAAATCAATCAACCAAAATGTTTCATCCTTGAAAATGTGCAAGGTCTTTTGAATCATGATTCTGGCAGAACATTCCAAACCATCATTGATTTACTCACCAATAATGGCGGGACAATAAATGGTCAAATGTCATTTCCAATTTTTGATGATGGACTTGGCTATCATGTTTATTATAAACTCTTAAACTCAAAAGATTTTGGAGTGCCACAAAACAGAGTGAGGATTTTCATAATTGGTTTTAAAGATTTTAAACCATTCACATTTCCAAAACCAACAACATTGACAACATATTTGGAGGACATATTGGAGGATGATGTTGATGAAAAATATAATTTATCACAAAAGGTCATTGATGGTTTCAAGATGTCTGGATCACAGAAAAATGATAACATCATTATTCATTCAACACATACAAGGTCTGCAAAAAGACCATCATTAAAAAATAATCACAATGCGGGAGGTCATGGACATTTGTCAAAATCTGATGGGACAACATATTGTCTAGATGCAAAAAATTCTCAGGCCATTGAAATCAATGCAAAGATGAGGAGACTAACTCCCAAAGAGACATGGAGGTTGCAAGGATTCAAGGATGAGGATTTTGCAAAGGTTGAAAATCTAGTTTCAAATTCGCAACTATATAAACAATCAGGAAACTCAATCACTGTCAATGTAATGATGGCATTATATAAAAATTTATTGCCATTGATTTGATATTTCAAAAATTTAGAATTGATTATCTTTGTCATTATTAACTTTAAAAAAAATTAAAATGGCTTTAGTATGTAATTGTGATGATGTCTCGTTGAACACTGGAATTCCTTCATGTGTTTCAATTGCTGACATTACAAGGTGTCTAATATTTGATACTGAACTAGATTCAACTGGTGCAATAAAAGAAAGGTCTGTCTCTGACATTCAATCTTTTGCAACTGTTGAAACTTGGTTAAATGCAACTTCTTTTGATGATAGATGGTTGCCAACTCCAGAATTAGAAAACGTTGAAAACATCAGAGATGAGTCTGTTTTCCAAGAGTTTAACTCAGGAAACAAAGCGAAAGTAAGAGATGGTTTCAAAAACTTCACTGGATATATGGTGCAAGTCCCAAGAGAACTAATTGGACAATTGAAAAAATTGGCTTGTTCTGACATTGGTGCTTACATTATGGACAAATCAGGAAATGTTCTAGGATATGAGGGATCAACTACCTCAGTTTTAAGACCAATATTGATTGACAAAAACACTTTTGACATTCAATATGTTGAAGCAACTGACTCAGAGGTTGCAATGGTTATGATTAAATTTCAATGGAAACAATCAATGCTTGATGAAAACATTAAATTAGTGAATGCTGACAATGTTGATTATACTTGTTCTGACCTATATGGTTTACTAGATGTATGTGGAACTCCAGTTCCATCAACTGCCACTGATTTAGCGGTTACATTAACAACCTTATATGGAACAAATGTTGATGGGTTAACTACTCCAGATTTTACATTGAACAATGTGACAACTGGATTGCCACTTGCAATTTCATCTGCAACTCCTCAAGGTAGTGGAGTTTATGATATTGTTTTTGCATCTGCAACAACTGGTGATGTTCTGTCTCTTACTGCATCTAAGGACAGATATGATTTCACTTGTTTAGCTGACACCACATTCATTGCATTATAATGGAATTGGTAACAATAGGAAAAACCACTTACAACAAAGATGCAATTTGTGAGATGAGTATTTCCGAATTTAAGAAACGATACAAGTCTGTTTTAGGTGAAAATGTTGAGTCAACTTATTACAAGGTGACTGGCAAAAAGAAACCTAAAAAGAAAAAAGATAGTGAGTGACACTTTCTGGATCAATAAAGAGCCACTTCACTGTGGCTCTTTTACTATATGGAGGCACTTTTTAACATAGTAAGAAACGTGAAAACATTGACTAATGTCAGTGTATTATTCACAACCATGTCAAAAAATCCTCAACTCAAAAAACTTGTCACTACTTTAAACACTGAAAAACAACTCAACTTTGGATTGTTGTCTGATGGCACTATTATGCCAAACTACTCTGAAAGGTCACAAAACGAATTCGGCAAAGCCAACAGACCAATAATGCTCAAAGATACTGGAGAGTTCTGGAACTCTTTTGATGTTACACTCACAGAGGATGGATTTGAGATTGATGGTGACTCAATAAAGTTTGATTTTGAGTCCATTGACCTTGTTGATATGGTTGACTTTTGGGGACTTAAAGGTGAAAACATCTATGGACTTACTGACAAAAATATGTCTATATTTATAAATGCACTTATTCCGAAGATTCAAAATGTGGTTATACAAAAAATATTCTAAACAAATTGAATTGTATAAGTCAATTGATGATTTGCCTATATATAATTTTCATAAAGTCATGGTCACAGATGACTTCAGGCATTTAGTAAAAAACAAAATAAGCGACAAGCAATATGCATTCAACATTGACAAAATTGGCAAAAAATGGATTACGTTTTATGATGAGTATCTGGATCACTTTGGATTAACAAAGTCACATGAAAAGGTCATTGAACAACAAACTAAAATTGCCATATTAACCATCAAGAGATGGGAAAAAAATGACAAATCAATGGAGGCAGTTATTGAGATTGAAAAACAAAAGTTAAATGAACTAACTGGTAAAAAGAAAAAAGATTCAACATTTGAGGAGGATGTTGCAATCATTGAAAAATACAGAGGCATTGGAATGGATGCAAAAAAGACATCTGTAAAAATGTTTTATACTTACATTAAATTAATGGAAAAGGATGGCAAAGAAAATCAAAGAGTCTGATATATTTCAAGGTGACATTTTTGCAAATGCAAAAAAGTCTGCTGAGTCATATCTAGGCAGTTTAAATGCCTTACAAGGTGAACTTAAAGAAATGTTAGCCATCAACAAATCATTGTTGGCTCAATCCACAAAACAACTTAAAACAACTAGTGACCTACAAAAAAGGACTCAGGCCATTCAAAATGTTACAAAGGCAGACAAGGGACTTGTTGAAATTGAAAAGGAAAAAATAAGAGTTGAACAAGAGACAGAAAAACTTGCACAACAAAGACAAAAGACAGAACAACAAAGGCAAAAAACAAGAGTTCAAAATCGTAAAGAGGAGGAGAGACTTGCAAAGATAAAAGCAAAGAATCTCAAACTTGCAAAACAAGAGGGACAAGCGTATTCAAAAATGTCCAAGAGACTTAATGAACTAAGAAATAAATATAAAAATCTTGCAGTCCAAAACAAAGAGAACACAAAAGAGGGACAAAGATTATTGAAAACCATTCAGCAACTTGATGGTAGATTAAAAAGGGTTGACAAAACTGTGGGACAATCTCAAAGAAATGTCGGAAATTATACAAGTGCATGGGGTAAATTAGGCATGAGATTAAAGTCTGTTGCTAGTTCTTTTGGTCTTATTGGAGGTGTCATGGGTGCAGTGGCAGTCATAAAAGGTGCATTTAGTGTTGTGACTGATTTTGATTCTGCAATTGCAAATCTTGGTGCAATATCAAATGCAACTGAGAATGACTTGTCTGCAATGACAGAAAATGCAAAGGCTTTAGGTGAGACAACGAAGTTCACTGCAACTGAGGTGGCGGGATTAAGTGTAGAACTGGCAAAACTTGGATTCACAACAACTGAAATACTTGATTCAACTGAATCAATTTTAGCACTTGCATCTGCAACTGGAACTGATTTAGCTCAGGCATCATTTATTGCGGGATCAACACTCAGAGCATTCAATTTAGAGGCATCTGAAATGGATAGAGTGGCATCTGTTTTAGGTGTTTCAACAACAAAGAGTGCATTAAATATGGAGTTTTTAGGGACTGCCATGTCAAAGGTTGCACCAGTATCAAGTGCAATGGGATTCTCAATTGAGGACACAACTGCATTACTTGGAACTTTGGCAAATGCGGGATTTGATGCCTCATCAAGTGCCACTGCAACCAGAAACATTCTTTTGAATTTAGCTGATGCATCAGGCGATTTGGCTCAAGCACTTGGCAGACCAGTCAAATCATTGGATGACCTTGCACCCGCTCTTGCAGAACTTGAAGCAAAAGGAATTGATATTGCAGAGGCACTTGAATTGACAGATAAAAGGTCGGTTGCCGCATTTAAAACATTTTTAAATGGGACAGATACATTAATTGAGTTGAGAGATTCAATCACTGATGTCAATCAAGAGTTGGCAGATATGTCAGAAAAACAATTGGACACAATCAATGGACAACTTGCGTTGCTCAATTCTAAGTGGCAAGGAATGATAATTGGTGCATCTGAGAGTGGAGGTGCAGTTGATAAAATTAAAAAGGCAATTGGATTTCTTACTGAAAATTTAGAAACTATATTAAAAACCTTATTTAAAGTTATCAAGGCATTTGTCATTTATAAGACTACAATGTTTGCTTTTAATACTGCCATGAAGATAGGGACTGCAATACAAAAAGCATATAGAATTGCAGTAGTGATGTCAAACAGAGGCATAAAGTCTGCAACTAGGTCAATGAAGTTGTTTAATGTCACCATGAAATCAAATCCTATTGGATTAATTATCAGTGCCTTAACCACTGCAATTGCTCTATTTTGGGATTTTGGGGAGTCTGTAAATCAAGCAACTGCAATTGTGGATTCATTAGAGGAGTCTTATAAAAGATTAAGAGACCAACAAGAGAAAACATTTAAAGGAATTGATGATGATTCAAAACAAAGGATTGCAGAAATTGATTTGGAAATTGCAAAACTAGAACAAGCAAACGGATCAGAGGAGGACATTGCTAAATTGAAAAAAGAGAGATTAGATGAGGAAATCAAATCCATCCAAAAAAAGAGTCAAATTTTAAAAGATTCTATTAAAAAAGATGTTGAAACTATAACTCAGGCGGGTGCAAATATACAAGATTTTGAGTTGGGAGTTACTGGATTAGGTGGATTCAATTTAACTCCTGAACAATTAGCAAAAAGAAATAAGGTAATAACAGAGGGTAGAGCGGCAGCA